TCAATCTTTGTTTTGCTCTGATTCTCTCAACTCTTGATAGAACTTCACTGATTGCTTCTTCATTTACTTCGTTGTCATCTTCAAGTTTTTCTGCAGTCTCATCATCAATTTCAGTAAAATCTTCATCATCGTAACCGTGATTTATAATATCATCATCAGTAATATTATCTGCTACATCTTGAGCAATTTTGTCCATTTTTTCATCAGACATTTCTTCATCATCTTCTTCTTCAAAAAATGCATCAAATCCTTTAGCATACTCAGCACCTAAAGATTTATCATCAGCTTTTAATTTTACCTGTTTATCTGCATCTTTTATTTCTTCACCAAGATGATATTGTACTTTTCTCCTTCTGAGATGATCATCATCTGGAGTATCTAATGTACTACCAACTTCGGTATGCTCTGGATCTGGCATTTCTGGAGCAAATTCCCAATCTTCATCTTGATAAGCAGACTTTATTTTTTCAATAGGTTTTTTACCAAGAAGTCTCATCATATCAGAGTAACGCATAATTGATTTAGCAATATTGTAATCACTTGAGGTATCAACTACTGGCGAATTATATTGACCAACTCTAGTAGTTCCATCAGGTTGTATAATTGCTTCGTTTAATCCACTTGTATCTTCTTGACTAAGTTTATTTAATGCACGACCAATACCAGCGGTTCTCTTATCATTTTTATCATACATTTTACTGATATTTTTGAAACGTGTGTTTGAAAACTTTTTATCTTGTTTCTTTTGAGCATCTGAAATTTTCTTATCTCTTTCACGTCTATCAGAAATAGCAGACCACATATATCTATTCGCAGCATCTTTAGAAATTTCATTAATTTCTTCCTCACGTAAATCTTTATCAGCTGTATGATATGTTTTACCCTTAGTAATATAAGAATTTACTCTAGCAAGACCCCACTGCTCTGGAGTAGTTCCTGGGCGATGTCCCGAGTTCCAAGCAGCAACGCCACGTTTATAAACTTTCATCAATGTTCCATAAGAAACTCCAGACTTTTCAGATTTGTTTCTAACTGCTGTGTTTTCCTCAATCTGCTCTTCGTTCTTTGGAGTTTTTCCAGCTTTCTTCATAGCAATAGCAATTGCTGCTTGCTGGGCTGGAGAAACTGCTTCATCAACCTTAACATCTTTAACAACTGACGCTTGAACTGGTATTAATTTTTCGTCATATTTAATTCCTGCCATCTTAGCAGTCTTTAACATATTCAATAAAATTTTATAACCATTTCTAGACATGGTATATTTTCTAACCATGCGTAATCCCAAATTTACTAATTGTTCTGGATTAGATTTTTTCTGAGCGTCATCAACACCGAGTGAGGTAGCTATAACTCTAGCAATCTTGATTTTATCAGATGCAGTAAATTTAAGTGCTTCCATGTTTTCTCCGTAAAGTTCTTTATATTTTTTTGTATATTTAGAAGGTTTGGTCTCAGCAGTTTTATCTCCAGGAGCAGGTTTATATGCTTCAGGATCTTTATCGCTTAACTTATTTGCTCTTTTCCAGTGTGCTGCTCTAGCTTTAGCTGTAGAAGGTGACAACCCACTAACATATTTTTTTGGTAAACCTGATTCTTTATCTTTTTTTGGATCAGAAAAACTTTTTTCTTCTCTCATTTCATCTTTACCAGTTTCTTTATAATTTATTAATAAATCTTCAAGTTCATGCAAATGCATATGCCAATAATCCATATGGTGCATAAAATCACCAATTTTTTCAAGATTAGTTTTAGCCTGTTCGTGGTAATTAATCCAATCATTAACTTCTTGTGGATCAGGAGCCTTACCATCTTGCTCTAAATGAAGATCGTTTATCTTCATATATTTGTCTGTAGCCTTTAGTGCTGTCAACACTTGTTCTGGATATATATCACCAAGTCTTTTAATCGTCATCTCAAATGCTTTTGATGCATCTGCAGAATGATGTAAATTTTTTGTAGTATAATTTTTAAAAGTAATTTCAGGTTTAGCTGGACCTATTTGAATATCTTCGACTAAATTAACATCTTGAAGCCATTTGCTCAGTAAACTTCCATCTGGCGATTTAAGAAGTAAATGATTTGAGCCTCTTTTAATTATTTCGTATTTAATTCCATTAGATTCAACTAAATCACCAATATTAAATATATCACCAGAAAAATACTGTTCTCTAATTGTATCTCTATGAAAATTTACAGACTCTTTAATTTTTTCCAAACCCATACCTGCTCGGACTTCATTCATTAAACGTCTAGTGTCTAAATGAGTAAGAGTTTGAGGAACACCCCTTTTAAATGAATTAAAGTCGCCCTTTTTAGCTGCATCACGCATTTTAGTAGCTGACATACCAGAAGCTGAGTCTCCATCAGGATCTCTTTCGCCAGCTGAGATAACTTGTATGCTATCAAATTTATATTCTTTACCGTTGTATCTTTCAAGTAATTTTTTAAATTCTACAACTCGGTCGCTTCCAGCAACCATTACTATATTTTTATATTGTTTGTTAAGATGCTTGACGACTTCTATAACTGTTCTCATATCATCTGAAGCTGCCCCAAATTTAATTCCTGGGAACATTCTCTTCAAATAATAAACTTTACGATTTACTGGAAGTGGATTTCTTTTAGAGTCTTGAGACCTAGACACAAATACGGTGTGGTCTGAACCAACAGCAATCTTTTTGACTGCTTTTACAAGCAGCTCGTGTCCAATTGTTGGAGGATTAAATCTGCCAAATGCAAATACAATTTTTTTGCTTGGCAGTTCCTTTAGAAACTGTCGATAACCTTTCATTTTATCCATCTATAAAGTTAAAATATTAATACTATTTATAATATATTTTAATGCTGTATTCCTTAAAAGTCAAGGAAATTAAGTCATTTCTTCCCAATTTACTGATGCCCAAGCAGTATTGTTTGTTCCGCTTGACATTATAGCAATAGTGAACTCTGTCGCTGTTGAAGTGAAAATATTTCTTTCTAGTTGATATTGAAATGGAGTTGTTGCAACAAGTGGAGCATTACTACTTTGATTTGTATTGACAATATACCCAACTTCGTAGGTAGTTCCACCAGATACACTTGTTGCGTTTAATTTATATTCTACTGAACTATTAGATGCTCCAGCATCTGTCCAAGTTCCACCTGACGTTGTTCCACCTAAAAGAATAACATATCGATAATTTACGTTTCCTGTTACAGCGACACTAAAATTTTTTGGTAACACTAATCCATCAAGTCTTGAAGATTTTAATCTCATTGAAAATATTGGATATAATGTATTTGCATTTGTAAGTGCATATCCAGCATTGATTTGATGACCGACTGATAATGGGCGACCATGAAGAGTATATCCACCCTCTGAAATTACAGTAGTACAAATTATTTTATATGTACTTGATGATTCTGTTTCACCAGTATTTTCGAATTCTGTTCTTACTGGAAGAATAGCAGTTGTCATATAAGTTGTAGTTAATGGAACACCACTACTAATTTCTGTATTTGCATTATGAAATGTGTGACAATGTTTAAATATTCCATCAATAACAAACCCACAACGAACAGATCCAACACCCAACCATTCAATATCAATAAACAAAATTTGAACACGATCTAAATCTAATTCAGATAATGTATTAATATTCCAATTTGCTTGGTTTACTCTTCTTTCAACTGGAGATCCTCCAGCAGAAGAACTTCTTAATACTAAACTTACTGTTGACCCATCTCTTTCTAAAAATACTCCGTTATCTTCATTAAAGTATCCAACTCTTTGACGAAGATTTGTTTTTGCTGGTGACATACAAAATGTCTTAAATATTTGAAGAGATTTTCCAGGTTGATATGCAAAAACTCTAGAAGATTCTCTATATACTTTATCTCCACTAGCAGTTCCTATTTCTAATTCTATTGTACTAGAATTTGCATCATGAGTAGCAGTTGCCGTTCCTGAAGTATAGGTATCAAATTTATCATTATCTTGATATCTATGTTGACTATCAAAAAGAGTAAATGGTTGTGAAACTCTTAAACGTCCAAATGCATCTGATTGCATTGGATCAAAAAATGTGGTATCAGATGTTCCTTGAACAAAAATTGGATTTGTATTAGAGTTTACTGTTGTATTTTTACTAATTGGTAATGGATTTCCAGTATCATTCTTAATTTCAACTTCTGGCATATTGTCAGAACTAATGCTGACGTGAATAGGATTACTTGATGAATTTACTGTTGTGTCTTTTGATATAGGTATTGGATTACCTTCATCATTTTTAATTTCTTGATTGTCTGTAAATAAGTATGTCATTAAATTATTCTCCAACCTGCACGATATACCATTTGTATACCACCATTATCCATTTGTAAAATAAATCCACCTGCATCATTATCAACTGTTCCACTTACTGTGATGGGATTTGTTGATGCGTTTCCTGATTCGTCTTTAATTACTAAAACTCTACCATTTGTTGCTGAAGATGGAATTGTTATTGTTACTGGACCAGCGTAATTTACTCCAATATACCAATCACCATCAACTACTGTATATGTATTAGTTTCTACTAGTGTGGTGTTATAAACAACATCACCAGTTTCAATAGTATCGCCGATCCACTTCTTAGAAGCAGCATCATATTTTAAATATTTACCGTCTACTTTAGCAGTTGGTCTGTCAACATCATCTAAAAACTCTAATCTAACTTCACCAGATCCTGGACCATGAGCGGAAATTTTACCTAACCATTGTTCAAGATATCTGATCTTCTTACGGATATCATCAACATCTCTTGTTGGAGCTTCTGGATTTGGTTGCTGAAAAGATTTACCAACAAGATATTTGCTAACATCACTCATATTAACTGTTGGTGATGGTTCAGGTAAAACTTCAGAAATTAACTGTTGCGCTTCTTTCTTACCTTGCGTTTCTTCTGGTAAAAAATCTACCTGTTTTTGTATCGTAGATAATTTAGCAAACAATTCAGACAAATCTGATTTGACGTTTTCTTTTACTTCTGCTAAAACTTTTCCTTTAGGATCATTCTTAGAATAATCTTTTTTTCCTGCAGAAATAGTTTTTAAAAACTCTGATAGTTCGTTCACAACTTCACTTTACCTTCAGAAATTAATTTTTCTCTGTTTAGTAAATGTTTTTGAACTAAATCATCTTTTGATCCGCCAAAGTAAGGTACACAGTGTCCTTCCTCGATAAGAATCTCTGTTACCATTCTACCGTCTTGCGCAATAAAGTTTCCAAGTATTCTACCAAATTTACCTTTGGCATCTTCTCCACTTCTATCAATTTGAGTTTTCAAAGTGCCAGTTTTTCCTAACAATTCTTTTAGTCTTTTTTTGGCTGCAAGACCAAATACTTTTTCAACCTTATCTTTCGTTCTTGATTCTGGAGTATCTATACCCATGATACGGACTCTTTCATCTTTTAGCCAGACACCAAAACCTAAATCGATGTCAACGTCAACAGTATCTCCGTCAACAACGTTTATAATGTTACAACGATACTCGTACATTATAGCACTGCCAAAAGACCTTTTGCTGCAGCCACTATATGACGACAAGCGATTTCATCATCAGCCAAATCTTGAGCTGCACGAACTTCTACAATTTGATTTACTAAAAACTCATACTCTTCTTTATCGAGTTCGCCAGTTTCATATTGCTCTTGAAATACCAAAAGATCATTGGCTAATTCTGAAGCTGGTCCTTTTTCTAGACCAGCAATTTGTTTTAATTCGTTTATCGTACTCATCTTCCCCTCCAAGCATTAACTACAGTATCTACTCTAGTTTTTTGAACTTTTAAAATTCCTTCACAAAATGTTACATTATTAGAATCTTTAGCTTTAACTAAGGCATCTTTTAGTTGTGAAATATTTTCAGCTTGAGGATCCTCTCTCAACTGAGTATAAACTGCAAGTTTGTTTACGTCCTGAATGACATACTCCCAAGGTGTTTTGTCAGAACAATCGAGTTTATCTACCTCGATCTTAGTGTCCACCAACAAGGAAAATTGATCAGAATCATGTGGTATGGGAAAAATAATTGAACACGCACTCAAACTAAAAACTAATAAAAAAGATGTTATAAATCTCATTATTATTTCCTTGTAGTAGCTTTTGGTCTGCCTCTTGTTTTTTTAACAGCTTTTTTAACTCCAGATACAGTTTTTTTAACAGCAACTTTGGCATCTTCTACATCAACCTTGCCATCTTCATTTAGGTCAAGACTTTTGGAATCTTTATTAAAATAGATAGTCAATGCTAATACTACAACTGCTACAATTAATAGTAAAACTATAAGTTCAGACATCGTTTAACTCCTCTGGTAATATAAAAAGACATCCCTCTTCATCAATGTTACCCAAATAATATGGATCCATTTCAAGAGAATGGTTAAAGTACAATTTAAATAGTTTTTTAATAAAATCTATCATGTTTTGTTTAAAAAATTATTTCTAGAAAACTCTAATCGATCAACCAATTTTACAACCCTATTGTCCTGGATAGCAACAAACCCTTCTGGATTAGTTGGAACCAAAGAATTTCCTTTTTGAACAAAAGATTTCATGGTTGACAATTTATTTAGTTTTCTTATTATCATCATTTTAGCAGATACTAACAAAGAAAATACTTCATAGGCAAATACTAATTTTGAGTGATTATCAGTAATAAATTTTACCAATTCGTCTCTGGCAGAAGCACGACCAATTTTTGCTTTTTCGGTCTTCACCTTGTCAATTTCTTTTTTAAATCTACCTTCTATATATGGTATAAACATATTTGCGACTTGAGGGGAAGTATAATCACCCTCTCGCACATTAGCATTATTATATGCAGCCATCATCGGTGCTAATTGATCATGATTTGCTAATGTATTTAAAAATTTAACAGGCAATGCTTTTTGTAATGCCTTGAGCTTTGTTATTATCGAAACTATCTGTTCTTCTTCAGATGCTGACATAGATATATCTGTCGTTTCATCTTTAATATAAGCATCATCAAAAAATATTTCAGGAGTCTTTTTAAGTTTTTTTACAGAATATGTGCCAACACTGGCAGTCATAGTAGCTGGGTCACTCCCAGAATAAGAAGTGTGAAATATAATACCCATCTTAGAAGTAAGTATTTTTCTTGCCAAATCTGATGAGACAGGAACTGCATAGACGTTCGTATTAGGTTTGAAAGTAACATACTTTACTCCATCAATAGTCATTGGCGTTAAATCATTTTCAGTATAAAGAAAATCACCTTGTACAGTTCCGTTTATACCAAGTTTTTTAGCATACTTCAAAGCATATTTCATTTTTTCTACAAGTCCTGGAGCATGTCCATGATTTTCTTCAATATCTTTTTCTGTTCTATTTAACTTTGGTGTCTTATTAAATGCAGATTTACTAGCAACCCAGTAATCTTTTGAGCTATGGTGAATGATGATGGAAGGACTACCATCCCACTTTGTAGTCAACTTAGCAGGTGCTGGTCTTCTTTGTATGATGGAGTGATATATTACAAGTGAATTAATAGCATCTACAACACCAGATGCGCCTTCTTCAAACACCAAATCTTCTAAGTGAGACAAATGCTTTAATCTATTTGTATCATTTACTTTTTCTGTTATAAATGTTTTTAAGGAAATCATTTTATTTTCTTTACAGTTCCATCATGATTTACAAACCATGCTTCAAATGTTATGTTTGGATATTTAGTTTTTAATTTTAAAAATTCTTTTAGATTTGACATAGCATCATCAAAGAATCTAACTTTAGTAAACTGCTCATCTTTTAAATAATTGTTAATTATTACTGCTTTTTTAATAGCACCAACTTCGATATCTTGTATATTCCCTGCTCGTTCAACTCTTACTCTATCAATGTTAAATCCATGTTTTTTAAATGTTGCTAAAAATTTATCTTTATTGTCAAAATTTGCTCTTGCTGTAACAATTATCACTTTACTTAATGGGTTTCTAAATGAATTTTTCAAAATGGATTTAGCTTTCTCCATCATTTTAGTTATTGGCTTGCTCTCATGATAGAATTTAGAAGCATCCTTAAATTCAGAAAAATCAAATGATTCACCAGACTTCAATGTGTAGTCATTAAATTCTTGATTGGTCAACTTTTTAATTACTTTACCATCTTTTTTTACTGATATTTGAGCAGTAGTGTGGAAAAGGGTATCATCTATATCAAATATAGTAAGACTACCTCGTTTTTCTGTTTGTTCTTTTAAATATTCTTTAAACTTTAACATACCTATATTATACTACAACTTTGAATTAAAGTAAATAGCCTAACCCTTTAATATAAAAGGATTTTTTTTTCTGGTTCCTGGCTTTAAAGAATAATCGCTGTGTGGCATCCTACTTATCTTAATTTCAGCCTGAACTTCATAAAATTCTGATCTTGTAGCAATACGAACTTTAAAACTACCAACACCAGAAAGTAGTGGTATATTCTTTAATTTGAATGGATTTTTTGAAGATATTAAATAAAAATCATCGCCAGCCTGCATATAATATGCTGGCTCCCTTTTACCAATAGTGTAATGTTCTGTAACTACCTTACCTAAATTATAATTTTCCTGATTAGCAATATACCTATTAACAGATGGCTGATCAAAATAACTTTTCATAACATGAAGAGGAACTGCGCCTTCTTGTTTCAAACCACCTTTGGTGGTTGGTATTTTTAATCTATTAAAAGGAATCCCAGAATATTTTGCAATATCTTTCAAAAATCTATTAGCTTGTGGAGATTGATTCAATACCTTAACTGCCTCAGTTGCAGCTGGAGTTTTGTAAGTCGTTTTCCAACGACCTCCTTCATAAAAAACTCTTGGGTTAGATAGATTATCTGTATGGCTCATTTTAACTTCAAACCATGCTTCCATAGATTTATATGATACTTTAACGTCAGCGTATGAAGTATCTACTGCTGGTCTAATAGCTTTCACTCCACTTATTGAATATATGTTTTTTGCTACGTCTTTTTCGTATCTATCTGAAGCTGCGCTCATTTTGGTATTTTCTTTCCCATTTAACAACTTGCTGTAATACTTTATTTAGGGCAGCATTATTTTTATGATCACGATTAAATGTTTTCAAGTAATATGAGAAAGTTTTGGATAAACAATAACCTTTTATGGATAAGTCTTTCGCAGACTTATTTGGGCGATAGAATTTTAAATCTAATACTATACAGTGAGCATATGCCTGTATTTCATCAAAATTGGATAGATATTTTCGTTCATCATCATTTTTTTTCTTACCAGTCTTACGATATGACATGTAATATTTCCCATATTCACCATATCTTCGCTCAAATTGCATAAAATGTATAAGTTCATGCATTAATAATTGTATAAATTTAAATTTAAATACATTCCAAGTTTTAGAAGTAAACTTAAATTTGTTGAATTTTGGCTCATGTATAAATGCTATTATTCTTTTATCATCAGAGTGATATTCACCCCCAACAGCAATATATTCATCAAATACTTTAGATTTACCTCTTTTGGCAAATTGTACACTAGTGCGCCATTTCTTACAATAATTGGAAAGACCTTCGAAATCATTTTTGTAATGATCAAGATCTTTCCAAATTTTAGCAGGAATAAACTTAGCTCTAAATGGTCTTTCGTAGAATGGAAGAAATTCTATAAAATCAAATTTCATTGTTTCTAGAAAGTTCGCCATATAAACCCTCTTTTAGTTTTATTTATTTCATCCGAAAAATTCTTCTAAAGTGTTTCTTTGGCTTGATTCATATGCTTGTTTCCATTTAATCTTAAGTGCTTTCTTTGCTAATCCTTTCCATGGACCACTGGTCTGTTCTTTCTCATAAACCTCTACAAAATCAGGAAACTTTTCTGCTAGTATTTCCTGACCCCTATTATGATTCTCAATAGTTCTGTAAGTTTCACACCCACCCTTACTATTGGTAGCAGAAGGATTTACTCTATAATGATTAAACACTACATTTTGAAATCCAGTGGTTAATAGTTGTAAAGTTAGATAAAAATCTTCTGGCATAAGTAAATAATTCTCGCCCCAATCTACACTATCTGGATCAAAATTTTCAGAATAAAATACGTTAGTATATACTCTAGTATTAAATGAATATGGCTTTTCATTCGGTGGTGTATTGTGAGTAGAAAGTCCTCCATGAATATAACCATTATCCATATAGTTTTCTATCTCAATTAGCATATTAGAAAACTCTGCCTCAGTCATAGCAACACCTTTTAATTCAGAGTTGATCTTAATAAATTTTAGATCATCATCCATAACAAAAATTCGTTTACCCTTCCAGTTTTTTCCAATATGTTTTCTGGTAACAGCTATACCTTTTGTCCCAGAAGGTAATTGCCAAACATTACATGTGGTATATGTATTTTTCATATACTCATATTCATGTTCTTGTACAACAAGTGTTACGATATTATGATATTTTTGCGGAATGCTGTTTAATGTTATTTGATTATCACAACGTCCAAGTGTTGGAATAATAATTTCTATACTCATATTAACTCCCTCAATTAATTTAGAAAAATCCTTCTAGAGATGTTTTTTGTGATTCAGGATGGTATTCAAGTAAAGCATCAAGACCCATTTTTGATTCTAAATATTCATACCATTCTTCTTCTAGCCACATCCCAGGACTTACTCCATTCCAAAATTCTTTCCACAATGGGTGTTCTTTATTTTTACGTCTATCATCAACAAAATTTCTACGTGTGGTTTCGTATTCCCAAGATCCTAAGTTTTCCATATCTTCACGGAAGTAATACACCAGAGACATACGCATCATATCGTCATCACCTGAATCTGGAGCCTCAATCGGAGTATTACCATGAATAATTCTCATATTATCAATAAGCAATAAATCTCCTGGTCTAATATTAATTGCTGCTCTAACTTCAGGTGTAACTAAGTATCCACCTTTCCAGTCTTTACCATCTTTTGTTACTACTGTTAGATTTGAAAATCCTGGATTTAATGAACCAGCATCACGATGGCATGCCATACGAGCATTTCTATCTTTGGTAGTTGTATTCACAGTGATGGTCGTGAAAGTAGTATCTTCACCAATCAAGAACTTTTTATCTAATTTTTGAGCATAAGCATTTTGCCTACCCCACCTAACTGGCATCATTCGTTTAAACTCAGCTTCAAGTTTTCTAGCAAAGGGATAAGACTTTTCAAACTTTTCTCTATTATGATCAACATAAGAAGTTGCTCTACCATAGGGAATACGTGGATATCTGCCATAGAATCCAGCAATACCTGACCAAATAGCAGTGGCATATGAAGTATCAGATATAAATGTTTCTTTTATCTTCTTAGCAACTTTTTGAGATTGTTCAAGAGTCATCTTTGATAATTCTTCCATTAGATTTGGGAAGAACGAACTATAATCTCCATAAGATTCTTCAACCTTAGTTCTCAACCAAACTGATCCACGTGTTTCATACTTAATATTTTTATGCTCTTCAATTATATCTTGTATTCTATCTGAACCATCTACTGATTCTACTTTACCTTTAATATAATAATCTAAAATGTCCATTTGAAAAGGAGTAACCCAATCTCTGGCTCCAGACTTTTCTTCTCTTGGACCTGCTGCCATACCTCTATTGTTTGATTCTACAGCAGCATCATATAATCCTTCAACAGCACCAAGTTGTTCATCGTTAGTAAATACATTCTTACGAAACTTAAAGGCAACATTATCTTCAGTAAGTTCAACTTCTCCAGTTACACTCGGTGGAGAAATATAAAAGTCTGTATCATTTTCAACAAGAATATCATAGAAAGAACTATCAACATATTTACCAACCAGTTTATTTTGATCTATTGGGGTCAATGAAACATATACATCTTGCCCCTCATCGCCTTTAAATTTTTTCCATTTGTGTCCATTAATTTCTAGTGTTTCCATATATCACCTTTAAAATTTAAACCCATCAAAATTTTCTGCTTTTATTTTTTTACCGATAATAGTTTTATCAAACAATGGTCCATCATCTTTATCTTGCCCAGAATCAGAAATATCTTTCTGAGCTGATATCTCAACATCATATAACTTCATCTTAGATCTATCAACACCAACTATAAATCTTTTATAATAGTTAGGATCATTATATCTGTTCTTCAACTGTTTTACCATTATTTGATTTAACTGCTCAAGTTCTTCAGTCGCAATTAAAGCAAACATAAAATCAACAGTTGCTGGGAGACCAAATGATTCTGAAGTGTCAGTCAAATCTACATCAGTATTAGCATATCCAGATCTAGTAGTTTGAGTGGCACTCAAAATTGGTAGATTGAATTCAACTGCTAAACCACGAAGTTCTTCAGCAATACTTTTAATATAAGTGTATGAGTTTACATTAGCACCTTGTCTTAATCTTTGACTTGAACAAATATTCAAATAATCTATAATAATAATGTCTGGTGTAAAATCCCTTTTTATTTTTAATTCGTCTATCAAAGATCTAAAATGCCCAGCATGTGCACTAGCAGTTGGATATTCCTTTACAATAAGTTTACCTTGCGTCTTAGTTTTCAATTTTTCTAGACGATTACTGAAGATATCTTTTTCAACTATCTTTAATTCATCCATGGATAAGTTCAGTAGATTGGCATCAATACGTTCAGCAATACGTTCTTCTGCCATCTCCATAGTGATATACAAAACATTTTTATTTTGTAATAAAGTAGAAGCAGCAACATGGCACATAAACAAGGATTTACCAACACCAGTTCCAGCCAAAGCAACATTTAAAGTTTTTTTAGAAAGCCCACCTTTGGTAATTTTATTG